CGGAGGCTGCCGTTTTCATTCCCTGGATCATGCTGTAACTGCCTTTATCTTTCATAACCGCAAAACCGTCAGCCATGCCCCTGGCATACTCTGATGTAAGAGGGTTCCTGCCCAGATATCCCTGCCGGATGCTCCGGGAAATCCTCTGCTCAATGTCAATGTGCTGCTCCAGCGGCTTGAAATACCGGAACAGCCTGTGTATGCAGTGAAGCCTGTATTGGATGTCCAGCTTCCGTTCACCATTATTATAAGCCGCTTTATCGGAGAGCGCCCCTATCACCTGTTCCGTAGACCAGATATACGGCAGTGCCTCAATCAGGGGATTCCCCTGGTATTCAGGAATGATCTGGTTCCGGTATTCTGCTTTCACTGTATAAGGCATCATCTCTGATTTCATCCTCCACCTGTCGCTGTATCATCCGCATGACCGGGGACATCTCCGGCTGTGTTACTTCTATTGTAATGTATGAATTACTTTCATCAGGCATCTCTTTAACAAAAGATTCCTGTTTTCGGATTTCTTCCCTCTCGTTTCTGCGGTTGTTTCGGATGTTTCTGATCCGTTCCGACTTTGATGCTGTTTTATCAGCTCCTGTCATTGATTCAGCAGAATCCACAATGGATTCTATCAACCTGTAGTTTGCCGGACTGTCTACCTTTTCCAGATACGTGGTGATAAAACTGTTTCCCCACCACGAAAAGAATCTCCTGCAGCTAATCCAACGATCCTTGGGGTCTGTTACGGCAGGATATGCCGCAGTATTATTTCCCCATGACCGGAACCCGTTTGTGTTTACCGCAGTCACAATACCAACGCCGTTTAGTTCATTTGCCTGACTTATGTCAAGGTTTATTTCCTTCCCTTCCCATGTTACCGTCGCCGCAATTGTAAGCGCATGGTTTGATGGTGACAGGTTCGGCACACTGTCATTGCCGTAATCGGTAAAACAAGCCATTGCCGCATAAATAGCAGAATAATACATTATTTTTTTTCCGTATTTTACCATAGGCCATACACAGATGGTATGTGCAGAGGAAAAGCCGCTCTCTTCCTTTACGCTTTCCGCCGCAGCATACATTCCGGCCTTTTTTGTGTCGATATCCACAATACATTCACATTTAAATATGCCGTTTACGTCTGTACACTTTTCTGCAAGTGCAAGCCCTACCACAGGGATATGGGACCAGCCCGGTGCAAGCAAAAGTCCCGGCGTCACACCAAATGCCGGATATACCTTCCTTACAAGTTCAATCCCTGTTTCCTCACCTGTACCTGTATCATAGTGCCCTATGACATCTTCTGCGGAAACTTTTGATGTATCCAGCATATTGCCGGACATTTCCAGCGCTGTAACGCCTGCCTTTAAGACCGTTACCACTAAATATCCATCACTATCAAAGGAAACCGTGTAATCCTCGCCGCATACAAGGCCGCTAACCGTAAGCCCGTCAAGAAGGACTCCCTTCTTTGTGGACACTGCCTGCCCGTCTACAACAGAAAGTTCCTCACTGTACACTGCCTTATGGACAGCAGGGTCAAGCACATTGCAAAGAACTACAGGCCCCACTCCAAAAACCTTAAAAAAAGCGTCCATCGCCTGACATAACGTATAGCTTTCATAATCGTCAGAATAACCGACCGCCTCGCATGCTTCTGCAAAAGTATTGCAGAGAAACAGTTTATTTACTGCAGACCTTGGGTCTGCCGCCAGATTGACCGGCGCTGTACCGAAAATCACCGGCACGCCCCCCATGTTTAAAACGGGAGATGAAATACTTGTCGGATTCTCCTGAATCCGTACACCGTGCATATATGTCATTTATCTTTCCTCCTGAATAAATTTTAGGGCAGCCTGTGTATATATTTCCCACAAAGCTCCTTTTTTCATATTAATTGCCTTTACCGCGGAAGGCATTTCCTTTAAGGGTACAAACAGCCTTGCCATCACCGGAAAACGACTAATGCATTCTACTGCCTTTGGAGGCAGACTGCCGCTTTTAAATACTGTGGAATGCCTCGCAACTCCGGAAATTGTGGGCCCCAGATACATTACATCTGCAGGCGGCTTTGCCGTCTTTCCCTGCGGTTTTACATCAGCCCCCGCCTTAGGCTCCGCTATCTCTTTTTTATTCATGCAAAAAAATCCTCCCTCCTGATAGCTGATATGTTGAAACTCATGCCACAGGCTCCAAAGAAGTAAGGATAGTATAGATCCTCTCTTATAACCCACTCAAACTCCCCTGAATATACAGCCCCGCCATTTAAGCATTGGTTTTCATGAAACCTCTCGTAAATTTTTTGTATCATATTCATTATGTCTCTGTGCCCCTGTGCATCGGCAGAATCATCCCACGTGCCGATAACCATCGAAATGTCAACTGTGTTAAAACTGTCTCCCTTTCCTGCATCACTGCCGCTTCCCAGCCTGACAATAATATAGGGAAACGGCTCATCCTCTTCATCAGTCTGGCACACTGGGATATTTTGTGCGAACACATTAACCGGCACATAACCGCCTGACGGTTCTCTGTACCGGCAGCCTTCAAAAATGCGCCTTGTCTCTTCCACAAGGTCATCCTGCAGCATAAGTGGTGTCATGAAGTGCCTCCTACTTTAAAAACCTCTTCATCTGCTCCTCAATATTTTTTTCCAAAAGGTCATACATTTCTTCTGCTATCTCTTCCTTATATACAGTCTCCTCCATTTTGGGTGTGGATATGGAGATTAGTGACCGGAGCAGTTCCTTTTTTGGCTTTGACTTCATATATTTACCCGGCACACGCTGTGCAAGCGCCATATGCCCTGTGGGGTATTTGACGACAAAGCCCTTATACTTATCCCTGTGCGCCTCCGGTCTCAGGGCAATCCTAGAAAGTTTAGCTCCTCTCAAAACCCTTGCCTTTACCCATTTGGGCGCCCCTCTTCCGCCGGGATAATAAGTGCTCGGCTGCACGTAGAAATCAAGCAGTTCATTTACAGCCCCCTTTGCCCTTATTGTGGCTGACAGCTTTTTGGTATTTGTCTTTTCTATGGAATTTGCCTTTCTGATATCTTTCTTATATCGGTAACGCGCCTTTGCACCATCCGCCATGCGTTTTTCTGTCTGCTTTGCCGTATTATTGATGGCATTGCGCAGTATCAGTTTTGACTTATCCCTCGACATATTAAGCTTTGATTCAATTTTCAGAAGGTCTTCCATTTCTACCTGTATATGAATCATGACTTGATTGCCTCCAGACACAGAGAATAGATGCCGTCTTCATTGACGGCATCCGATACAATATATGTTTTACAGTCAAATACAACCGTTCGCCCTACTCCAGGCAGCGCGCCAAAGTCCTCCGCCCTGACATAAATGAGCAGTTCCTTCAAGAAAACTCCGTCCGCTTTAAAACTACGGTTATACTGATATCGTTTTTCCCTGTTAATCAGTTCATTGTTATCCACAATGCACGGCATCATCACCCCGTTTACCATATGCAGTTTCGCAAATTCATCCATATTCAGGAATAAAATCTTGTTATCCTGCGCTACCTGCTCCTTAAATGTCATGGCTGCCATATTTCCCTCCTCTGGTACTAATGAACCCTGCCTGCAAGCCCGCTCATCTGCATTGTCCCCGAAATTGCCCCTGCCAGACCCGGCAGCGCTACAGATGGAGACGCTTTCACGGATTTAACAGATGCTCTACTCCATGCCGCTGTCCCTGCGGCCAACCATGCCGCAACCATGTCAGGGTTATTTGCAGGAAGAAAATCACCCGGTTTATACTGTTGCGAATTATACAGGATATAGGTTCTTGCAACCAAATTCTGTACACAAGCCTCCTCGTCCATGGCACCTTCTTCAGTTTCCTGCTGTTCTTCGGCTTCCTGCTGTTCTTTGACCTCCGCTTCTTCTTTTGCCCTGTCAATGCCGTCAATTGCTGCTTCCTCTTCCTGCTCTGGCACAAGAGTTTCTGCAGTCGTACCTGCTACCGTATCTTCTTTCTGTCCTTCCTGCGCCTTATCATCCGTGACTGCCGCAATTTCTTTCCTTTTGTTCGCTGTTTTTGCCATAGTTCCTCCTATCCCAACAGTTTCACAAGGATTGTACCTGTGCCTGTTGCTGACTGTTCCGCTGCGTACCCTGCCGGCGTACCGCCGGGTTCTGCCGTAATGCCGTTTTCTGAAAAATATACCGCAGCCCCGAAGGAGATTTCCCCCTCGTCTTTTTTGTCCATCCTGTACACGCCGGTCACATGGATAGAGCCTTTTTCATCGGGATTAATAGAAGTCCCCGCCACGGCAATCCTTGTCCCGAGGTCAATAATGGTATTTGCCTCAATGACAGAATCCCCGCTATTTACATAATCAAGGCTTTCGCCTCTCTGCCAATAAACTGCTTTCATCATGCTTTACCTCCTTTTTTAATCAGTTAAAAGGGCTTTTAATGGCTGTGCCGGGGTTTTTGATGGCACCACGATAATCCATAACGCTGATACCCCAGTCCAGATAAATATCCCATACAAAACCAAGCGTACCGGGTGCTTCCATCCTGCGAATGGTTGGGATTTCCTGCCCGTTCAGATAGTCAACTTCAATAAAATCCGTGTCGTCCTTTGCGCCAAGCAAAAACCAAGGCATTGTATTGCCAAAACCGCCACAGAGCACATTGATAGTTGGGTCCTCTACCACTTGAATCTGGTTTGCGTAACGGTACAGGGGATTCACTGCCTGCGTATTTCCATCAGTATGTATTGTCGGGCTGTTAAACAATGTATAAATATCAAACGCCATGCCTGAAGGAACAACAATAGTTTCAGGGCGGATGATAATCGCTTCTTTAAACTCATTTGTCTGATTCTGCAGCGCAAGAATCATAGACTGCATGGCTGCCTGTGTAATTCCGGTACCGGACGTCATCAGGTTTTTATGCGCACCGGAAAACAATACGGTTCCATCATAGACCGCAGGATTTTTCACTAAAATTTTATACACCTGCTTGTTTATGGTTTTCCTTGCACTTGCAGCATATCGGGCAGGTACCCCCGTAATCAGGTCTATATCGTCATTAATGAACGCCTGCCTTGTAAGGGTAAACTGCCTTCCATAGGTTTTCAGTTTTCTCGTCGGGCGCTTTTCATCTTTAAATACATCATGCTTCAGTTCCCCGCCTTCAGGAACCTCAAGAAATTCCCCTGCAGGCCCAGCAAGGTAGTTATTATCATGTGTCTTAAAATCTTTTAAACTGCCTTTCTTTGTAAACCGGTCAAAAGTAACAGCCACCTTTTTGTGTCCTTCTATATATGCCTTGTTGATGGCATTATCCAGTATGGAAGGGAAAGCTGCCGTAGGGTTAAAAAACTGCCGTAATGTCATGTTGTAGAGTTCATCGGAAGAACGGCGCCCAAGCCCGCTCACCCCTTCCCCAGCCATGCATTCAATCGCCAAATCACGTAAGGACATATGCATTAGTTCCCTTGCACCCTCCGCAGGATGTTCAACCGTAATTCCGGCACGCATTACCAGCGCATCTCCTGCTGCCTGTCGGAACTTGTCCTGCCCGTCCGCCACGACTTCAGCGTTTCCCCTTACGGCGATGGGCGCGCCTTGCTCCCTCATGCTGTTCAAGATTGATTTCCTTACGGCATCTACCGTTGTGCCCTCATTCAGGTATCTTTTCATATCCTCATCAGGAACAGCAAACTCCCTGCAGATTGATATGATTTCCGCACACCTCTGCCGTTCTTCTGACATCACGCTCTCTGAATCAGTTTCCTGCCTATTCCCATCGGCGTTGTTTTCTCTTTCCATCTGTAGTATGGTATCCACCTGTTTCTGCAAACCATCAAACTCCGCCTGTTCGTCTGCAGTAAGTGCCCTTCCGGCAGCTTTTGCCGTATTTAACAGTTCCTGTTGGCGCCGAATTAACTCTGCTAAACCCATAATTTTTTTCCTCCTGACAAAATATTTTTATTTATTTGGAGCTGCTTTTCATCATAGTAAAAGCTGCCTACTCCCTTTTTCTGCAAAACTCCGATATGCCCCTCATTTTCTCCGCCGGAGCGTCCAACCCCTACCGTAGGATCTGCCGGAACGCTCACAATTGAAATTTCAAATGGCGTCCAACGCTTTGCAATGTCGCATGGTCCCATAAAACGTCCGTCTCCCGATTTTTGGTTTGCGGCAACTGGCTCCCATACTGACACAAGATACCCAACGGATACTCCCTTAAGAGTTCCGCCAAGGACTTTCTGGTATATCACCTCCGCAGCAGAATCTGAATCAAATTCAATTTCCGCGTAGCCACGGCCGTTATCTATCCATGCCCGCAGGATTTTTCCAATTACCTTGTTTCTGTCATGGTTAAAAAGCACAACACCAATGGAATTTAAACGCGACAAATCCACATCGCCGTCCGCATGGGACAAAATTTCAGTCCCCCAGCACCTGCTGTAAGGCTCCTCCGACGAAAAAGAAAGCTTAAACTTTCTCTCGTTCCCCGTCCCTTCCATGCGTTGTATACTGCTTTCAGTCAGATAACGGTGAATAACGCCTTCTTTTTTCTCATTTTCATTTTTCTGCTCTTTTTCCGTATCCGCCGTCCTCATTAACAGACTATTTCTGTGTTTCTTTTCCTTTGCTTCCAAACAATACACCTCCCATATCAACTCCTTTTGCTGCACCATATGCAATTACTTCCGCTATATCATCAATCTGGCTCCTCCAGTCACGACCATTTTCGGCCGCAATCTGTTTATAGGTCTTTTGCCCTGTTTTTACTGCTGTCATGTTAGCCTCCGATTCCTTTTTCGGGTCTATCCATGGCTTTGGTTCCTGAATCCATTCATGCTCCAGATACCTGTCCTTCTCCTCCCAAAACCTTGGAATCGTGATTGCACCGCAGAGAACAGCAGAAATAACAAAAGTTTCATATATCTCATCCAATATCTCAACTAGTTGTTCTTTGTCTTCCTTATATGTCAGGTCATCTTCAATAAGCCCCTGCCTCGCTGAAGAATATGTACTTTCCGCCATATCCCTGCTGGTTGCTTCGTAGCTGATTCCCTGACCTGCTCCGATAAGCCTCTGCTGTAATTTTGTGAAGTTTGTGGCATCGTTTCCCTGTCCTGAAGGATTGACTACCTGAATTTCATCCCCTACATTCATTTCCTTAATCATGCCGGGACTAATAGTTTTTCCTTCATAAGATACCTTTTTCTCATCTGTATTTATAATTCCCCTGCCAATTCCAGTCGTCGGATAAGCCTTTTTAATGAATATTGATAGACATGCCTCTATGCGTTCTTTTACCGATACTGCCGTCATAAACTCATTTACGTCTCTGATTCTCGGGATAGTCGGTTACATATCCGAAATTTCCCTGAGCTGCGACGGGCGATTTTTGGTAAAGTAGAAAATAACCTCCTTTGCCTCCACATATACGGGTTCCCGCCGCATATACCCGTCAATATCATACTGCCTTATGTAATAGCCTACCGGCTTATTGAATGGGCTATATTCTATCCCGCCAGCTACTTTATTCCCTGTTTTCTTTGCCTGTATTGTCTCTGTATCCAGCTCATCCACTTCTATCATCTGCAGTTTAAAGGGTACAAAGCCCTCCTGCGTATACCGCTTCACAAACAGGATTCCACCGTCAACCTTTTTTCGGTCCACAGCCATTCGTATCATCTGGTTAAGGCTCTGTGTACCCGTCACATCACAGTTCTGTTTTTTACACCATTTTTTCCATGCCCGCTCAATCTGCTTGTTCATCTCAGGGTTATCCGTTTTTACCTGAATCCGGTATCCGCCCCCGACCACGTTCCGCTTAAACGCGCCTATAACAGAATTCATGATATCGCTGTTCCGCTCAAGGTCGCGTGACCTTGCTCTGATATTGTCACGGTTGTATCTGTCTGTCTGCTCCGCAGAACTGTTTACTGCCCTCCAGTTTTTGTTTGACCCATCATAAGACCCTGCATCATAATTTCTCCTAAGTTCATCATATGCCTGCCTGTAAATTTCCCTTTTATAAGCCGCCGCGGGGGATACTGCGGCAACTATACTGTCTATCAGTCCCATGTGCCCTCCTACCTTCCCGAAAAAACACCAACATAACAGTCGTCAAGCAGATTTCCCGACTTTTCTGTCATGAGCTGCGCCGTAAGGTCATTTTTTATATTGTACAGCTGCCTTAGATCAGCTCTTGTAAGGCTTCTTGAACCAATCTTATAGGACTGCCCGCCTACCGCAATTGCCATGATGGCAGCATTCACGCTATCCAGCATTTCCTGCACGCCTGCAGGCTGTTTTGTATTGTTTTCTGCCATGTGCCGTCTCCTTCCTATATCCAGTTTTCATGCGCTTTTATCCACCGCTCTTCAGGCTGTTTTTCTTCTTCCTGCTCCTCCGTTCGGTTTGGAATTTCCTGCCCTGAAAGGTGCAGTGTGCGCACTCCCAGTATGTCTGCTGCCACCAGCGCGTACACCTCCGCATCAAGATAATGGTTGTCCGCATGGCTGTGCTTTGGCTGCCATACCTGTTTTGTTACTCCTTTTCCTTTCACATTGACTTTATGCTCGCTGGTAACCTGCTGCGCATATTCCATGTCACAGCCGCTATAAACCATCCAGCTCCCCCTGCCATTTTCCCTTCGCATACGCCCGGCAATCATATCCTTATATTTCCCGCCATCTGCAAGGACAAGGGTCATTCCATACGCTTTGCTGTCTGCCTTGTTAATCTTACTCAATTTATAGTGGCTGAGCTGCGCATGGCTGGAACCCTTGACAGGCAGGGCATAATCTGTATGAAAAGCGCAAAAATCATATACCGCGTCTGTCTGGTCTCCGGAATCAATCAAACATAAATTCACTAACATGGGCTCATTTTTTTCCGTCATATATTCCGCATTCATAATAATATCTATTTCCGCAAAGGATAGCGCCTGTCCGTGGGCTATGTTTTGGCTAGTCAGGTAATCTCCCCATGCACGTATGGTCCAGTACAGAGAGCTTTCCTGTACATCAACCCCTGCTGTGAGCATTTTTGCCCACGATGGAACCACAAACTGTGCAACTTCCGTCTGCTTATCCATAACAAGCTCTGCATTTGTCTTAAGTTTTGTATCCTCCCACGGCTCCGCAAGCCATGAATTCACAAAATTTTGAAAAGAATCAGGGTCATCCTTTGTGGCAAGGAATTCCTTCGCAATATCAGCCCAACGGACAAACGGGCTGTAAAGCGTGTTTATCCAAAAAGCCACGTTACGGGCATATTTTGTATTGCAGCGGACAACCCTCCACTCGCCTTGCTTTAACATGCCATGCTTCGCATTGTCCGTGATAATGCACCCGCATATCTGGCATACATACACTGCAAACTCTGCACGGTCTGCATAGCCCATATCCTCATCATCAGGAAACCTTATATTTTTAAACTGCAATTCTATGTATTCACCGCAATGTGGGCAGGGGACGAAATAGTGTTTTTCAATATCCGCCTCTTCCTTTTCTCTCCATATATGCCCTGTTTTCAGTGTCGGCGTGCTTGTAAGGTAAATTTTCTTATTATGGAAGGTTTTTGTCCTTTCCAGTGCCAGCCTTACAGGGTCTGCCTCCCTACTGCTTGCACCTGGATATTTATCCACTTCATCAAGCAGCAGGA